AGCCTGGGAGACGGCGTGAGCCTGGGGGACGGCGTGAGCCTGGGGAACAACGTGAGCCTGGGGAACAACGTGAGCCTGGGGGACGGCGTGCGCCTGGGGAACAACGTGAGCCTGGGGAACGGCGTGCGCCTGGGAGACGGCGTGACTAGCGAGGCATTGAACGAATGTTTCCGCCAAGCGTACCTCTCTGGTTCAGAAACCCACATCTTTTGGAAATGGGTGACTCCTGCCCGGAAGTCCCCCAATTTCGATGGGGGTACGGTGCTGACGTACGCGCAGGAAGCCGTCGTCGAGGCGGAGGCCGTAGTGAGCGATCAGCAGTGCGCGGCGGGGCTGCATGTGCTGCGTCCCGGATACCGGCCGGAATGGGTGGGACTGTGCGCCCCTGGCCACGATCTGATTTGCCTGCGGGTGGAAGTGGCCAGCGCGGATATTCTGTTTGCCGGCCTACCTACGATGGACGCGAAGGTCCGGGTGCAGAGACTCAAGGTGCTGGATTAAAAACTATACGGTTTTCACGGGAACCCGGTCGTGAGGCCGGGCGTTAAAGGAGAAGAAAAGTGAGCTACAACATGACGACCCTAACCACCACGCTCCGGCTGCTCCGGCAGCACGACGCGTGCACTAATCGGTACCCCCACCTGCGCTCGGCCCTGGGGCCACACTACAGCCACGACCGCCCCATCACGCTCCTGCAAATCCTGGACCTGAACGGCCTGGATGACGCGCTCTGGGCGTTGCGGGCCGTACCGGCGGAACAAGAACAGGAGCGAGACCGTTTCGCCCGCGTGCTGGCCTGCGACTACGCGGAGCATGTGCTGCCGATTTTCGAGGCCCTCTGCCCTCACGACAGCCGACCGCGGGAGGCTATCGCAGTGGCCCGACGCTTCGCCGCCGCCGAGGCCAGCAGGGAAGAACTCGACGCCGCCGAGTCCGCCGCCAGGTCCGCCTGGTCCGCCGCCGAGTCCGCCGCCAGGTCCGCCTGGTTTGCCGCCGAGTCCGCCGCCAGGTCCGCCTGGTCCGCCGCCGAGTCCGCCGCCAGGTCCGCCTGGTCCGCCGCCGAGTCCGCCGCCGAGTCCGCCTGGTTTGCCGCCGAGTACGCCGCCGAGTCCGCCTGGTACGCCGAGTACGCCGCCGAGTCCGCCTGGTACGCCGAGCGAGCATGGCAGGAAGCCCGCCTGAGGGAGATATTGTCATGACCCGCCTTCAAGAAACTCACGCCCAGCCCCGGCCGATCTGCCCCAACCCAACCTGCGCCCGCCCGATGTGGAGCCGGGGCCTGGAGTGGCGCGGGATGGGGGCCAACCGGCACGCCAGCCGGGTTTGGAGCTGTCCCAAGTGCGGCCGGATGCGCACGATCCGGCTGGATGAAGTCGAAATGCTCGAAGCATTGTTGAAGAAGGAGGCGCAACTTGACCATCACGCCAAACGCTAGCAACAGCATCACGATTGACACAGAGGAGGGGCGGTACCTCATCACAGACGGCGAATTTGGCCTCTTTGTGCGGGAGGCAAACTCCCTGCGCATGACCGTTACGATTCGCAAGCCCGCCTCGCTGGACATCGACCACGAACAGTCAGCCTACTCTGTTCAGATCAGGAGGGAGAAACCATGACATTCCGACAGGCAATCAAGGCCGCACTCTCGGTGCTGGCCCCAGTGGAAGGCGCAGAGGTAACGTGGGAGCACAGGCCCCCAAGCGCCACCAGCCAGGGAAACTTCATCTCGCGCGACGAGGCGGGAGAGGTGCAGATGAACTACAACCACTACCAAGATCTCGAAGAGGCCGCGGCTGAGTTTGCCGCGGCCATTGCGTTCGACCGGGCAATGGAAGCGATAGAGACCGCGAAGATGAAGGAGACGAAATGAAATACCTGTGGACCATTGAGGCCATGAACTCCATCGGGAGCAACCAGGGCATGGGGGCCGCGGCCCTGGTTGCCATCGCGGAGCGCCTGGGCCGTATCGCCGAACTCATGCAAGCCGCGCAGGAGCAGGCCGCCACCATCAGAGAGGAAGAACTGAGCAGACAACGTTTCCTGCGAGAAATCGGCAAGTGCCGTAACCCCGAGCACAAAGAAGGCAGTGAGCCATGAGCACTGAGCTTGAGATCATCACCTATCAGCAATGGGACGCTGCCGTAAGCCGGGCAGTTAATGCCGAGATGAAGGGCAACCATCGAGCCATGACTCATAGTAGCGTCTGCAACCGAACGCACCGCTACATCGTGGAGATCAGAGACGGAGAGCGAACCATGGTTCTGAAGGCTGGATGGAGACAGGCAATCAAGCTGGCAGCAATAGCCACGTAGACCCCAAACACGAGAGGCCCGGCTACCAGTTTAGCCGGGCCTCTGCGCGTCCGGCATCAGCCGAGGTTGCCGCTCCACTATCACAGACTCAATCTCCTGTAGCGTCGGCATCCGGCGGCGGAACTGCAACACCGGGTGTGCCGGGCAGTGAAGCCAGCTCACGACCACGCCCCCGCGCTGACCCACGCGGCACCCACATGGATAGTAGTCGTCGCGTAGTTCGGTCACAGCAGATCCAACTGCCGCACCCGCTCCGGCTTGAGACATGATTTATTGAACCAGACAACCTCGCGAGCGCTATTCTCCCTGCCGGCACCGTTGCCCTGATTGCCATATCCGCCAACCGCTTTCCACGCCAGCACCTCCCACGAGTCCGGCATATCATGCTCTCCGGCATACCCGCAAAACGCGATCCGATACCGCGGGTCCTCCCCGTGAGCTATCGCCCAGGCCCGCACCTCGTGCGCGACTGTCAGATTTTCCACTGCGTAGATCTCGTTGTCCCGGCCCGATTCAGCCGAATAGGGCGGGTCCAGAAATACCCCCACCAAGCCGGTTTCCTCCCGGCAGGCCACCGGCGTACATACCCTGGCCCAATCGCCCGAACATACCCTCACCCTACGCAACCGATCTGCTAGCCTCCGCATCCACGCCAGGATGCCCTCATGCACTGCTTCGCATAAACCCCGGCCGTCATCCCCCAGGTGAACTAGCTTCCGATTCACGCCCTGGCCGTCATCCCCCAGGTGAACTCGCGTCCGATTCACGCCCTGGCCGTCATCCCCCAGGTGCACTAGCTTCCGATTCACGCCCTGGCCATCGTCGCCAGCTTTCACCAACTCGCCGTCCACGGCGTGCCAGGGGCCTCGTCCCGAACAGAACCCGCCCCCGATCCAACAGCACATGCCCCAACACCACCACCCGGCTATTTTGGCATCGTAGTAGTCCGGATCCCCCTCCAGGCGCTCTCGGAGTGATGCCTTTTGGCTTACCAGCCACGCGTGGCGAGCGTGCAAGCAGTTTTCCAGAACGGGGTGGTCTGCCCACTTCGCCACCGCGTCCGGGTCCGCCTGTAGCGCCCGCCAAAAATTCGAGACCATTCCATCCATATCATTTATCGTCTCGGTCCGGTCCCACCAGCAATGCGCGTTCGGCCTGGCCAGCAGCACCGCCGCCGACCCCGCAAACGGTTCAATGTAGCTGGCCACGTCCCCCAGGCGGTCCCACACCGCTGCCGCGATGGTGCGCTTCCCTCCAAAATACGGGAACGGAGCTCCCCGTAGCCCCGTTCCCCGTAGTCCCCCTTCACGCCACATGCGCCCGCCTCAAATCGGATATCACCCTCCGCAAGCTGTTCTTGTGGTAAACGCTGACACCAGCAGCCACGCACTGTTTCGTCAACGCCTCTACCCACTCAGCCGCGGGAGGCTTCGCCCCGGGACTCGAATCCCCGCCAATAATGGCCCAGGAAATAGCACACTTGCCAGCGTCGCTCATCATAGACCAAAACCACGTTCCAGCATCAACCTCGGACAAAAGCGGCTCAAACGAGATAAACCGATGAGCCGCGGGCGTCTGTAACAGCAGCGGTATGCGCTCATCAGCATCGGCCTGATTCGTCACTGAGACCCCCACCCATATATGGCGCTGTGGCAAATAGCTAAATGGGCGATGATTCATGCTGGCCTCAAGTACGGTCATAAACTCTAACATCCGCCCCGCCCGCTTCGTCAACACGTAGAACGTATGTTGCTGATTCATGCGCATCTCTGCAAATACGCGCCGTATAAAAGTGAACGGGATAGAGGGGTCAAACAGGTCACCAGCAGAATCGACAAAGATTCGCGATGGTTTTCTCACGCGTGCCGGTTGCGCTAATCTCTCCGGGTGACACGTCGGCTCGAAGGACTGCTTGAATCTGTGAGCAATCCTGCGAGCATAACAGTAGGAGCAGCCCAATGAGCAGCCACTGGTCGGATTCCATGAATAGTCAAAGGTCTCGATGCGCGTTTTAATCATTTTCGGCCCCCTCTTTTGCCCCTACTAATCGTTCCCTGTTTCACGCTTCCTCCTACTCTACCTCAGCTACTCGTCTAGGTATACGCTAATATGAACAGAGCGAGCATTCCCTCGCTTGCGAGCAGTTTCAGCTTCTTTCCGAATCTTGGTTACCCCTCAAAATCGTATCATTCCCAACACAACGATTAAAGTCTTTGAAAAACTTAGACCTACAGATTGTACAGGACATCACATATGCAACCAACCCTCTATGGTGCGGGATTTTCTGTAATAGTGTTGCCGGACCTCCGCACTTAGGGCAAAGAACTGTTGGCATCTCGTTCAATCTATTACCCTTACCCTCACCGGCACCCGCCCAGGGGCAAGGCTGCCTGCAAGCACCACGAAGACGGCCTCTGGCACGTCCAGAGCGCCAGGTTCTAACTTGCCGGTATCGGAGATCACCAGCAGCAGGGACCTCCCCGTCGGCCCACGCACCTCTAGCCAGGTCCCCAGCGGCCAGGAGGTCGCCGCGGCCACCCCGCTCATGGTCGGCTCGTAGGTGGTTATCCCATCGCGCATGACGTTGCCCGCGAGATCCGGATGGTAATAAGTGAGCGTCCCCGTCACCGCCGTCACAATGTCCGCGCCTTGCCGTATACGGCGAACAACACCAGCATCAGCATCCAGAGTACGTCGCTCCATTCCATTGTTTACATCCATCCTCGCCGATTGGCCAACCAGCAGATCCAGCCCGTTATGGCCCCCACGCGCTGCAATTGGTTCGAGGGGGAGGACTCGAACCTCCGTTGACAGGTTCAAAGCCTGCTGGCCTACCTCTAGCCGACCCTCGATCATGTTGGTTTCCGGGGTAGGACTCGAACCTACGTCTCGATTTTCAGAGAATCGCATCCTACCGCTAGACGACCCGGAATTGGGGCCGGGCGGATACCCGTTACTATGCTGCTGCCCCTTGCCTACCACCCAGGCCCCTGTGGGAGGCCCTGGGGCGGTTGTAGGGAAGGGCACCACGGCATCCAGCACAACGCTAAGGCCCAGCGCAAGGAAAATAACGACGGCGCTAACCCGCATTCTCTCTAATTTGGGTGGGTAGCCACCAATGGTTGCGCTCACCGCATTCCCATATTGAGCGAGCTACGGCAGCAACTTGGATTAATTCCAGTTGGATTTGTAGTCCATCGTCAGCAGACTTACTAAAGTGCCGATTTACAATTGCCTGAGCAAGCTCTCCGACTTCCTCGGAAAGTATCCCCAGCCACTCAATGGGTAAATGATCCTGTTGCCCCCACTTCTTATCCTGTTGTATCCGTTCTGCTATTATAAGGTCATCAAATATCATCGTTCCCTCACCTGCTGCATTATCTGCATGTAGTCCACTCTGCCACACTGCCACACTCAGGCCAATCCAACAGCCCCCAAAACGGGAGCGAGACGACCAGGAGAAACATGAAGTTCTTCATGTTATACCCAAGCCGCCAGATATTCACGCATAAGGGACGCCTCGGCGGACTCACTCAAGGGCTCCGCAGGCCCCCGACCGAGGGGACAGCGCAGCTTGGGGATAGAGCCGTAGAGCCGACACATGAAAGGGCGAACGGGGTAGATAGAGCATCCATCGGCCCCAGCGTACACGCAGGTCAGGCCATCCGTCGTAGGCAGAACGGCCAATGGAGAGTGGAGCACCGCAAGTCCCCGCTGGGTGAGCCACTGCGCGATAAGCGCCGTCTCAGATGGCGCGCAGGGCGTCGGGCCACAGCAGTGAGAGCATCCAGGTACGCACTCGAATGTCGGAAGTTGGGCATAGAGGCGAAGCAACCGGCGGCGCCAGTTCATCCTTTCGCTCCTTCCCCCTCGAACTCGTACTGCATAGCACGCTTCACTGCCTTGGCCAGGGCTCGGTCGATGGGTTGAGGCACGCCATTGCCGACCGCTGCCTTCTTGCCCTGCATGGTGAAAGGGCAATGATCTAGCCAGTCTTCCGGTAGCCCTTGTAGTTGCAGCATTGCGCCCAGGGGGACCAGTTTACCCCCTTTATCATGGGGAAGGACGTTCTTTCGGGTCAGATGCCGGTGATCGTCAACCCGCATATCGCTTGTGACGGCTTGGCGGCGCACCTTATCTCGCTGGCTAGGAGTCGGGCCATGGCCAGCATAGACGGCCCAGCCGAAGTCTGCGGCCTCGAATATGACCAGGTCCGCGCTAAGGTCCAACTCCCGTCCATCCCTGGTCCCGAAGGAGAATCGCCGCACCCTGTGTTGCGTGCCTCCCACCCATCGGTTATTGAGCAGGTAGTCCCGGACTACATAGCCCTCCACGATCGGCAATGGCGCTTGCCGCACATTCTCCATGAGCCACCAATCCGGTTGGGCCTCGGTGATCACCCTGCAGAATTCCGGTATCAGGTTCCCCCACTTGGGGGTCCCCCCATTGTGCCGCACCAAGTGCGACAGCGATGAGAACTCCTGGCATGGCGGTCCGCCGATTATGCCGGGAAATATGCCGGGCTCCAGATGAAACCGGCGGTTGTCACCGCCCCAGATGGGGTCAGGACCGCGGACGATGCAAAAGCCTTCGGACTCGAACGCCAAGTCCAAGATCCCCAGGCCAGGGGAAAGGCTACAGACTAGGGACTGCATTGGCATCACTCAGGCGCCTCCTGCCATATAGAGATGATGGTCCGCGGTGCCCGGACCGGGTCCACCGTCACAGTCACGAACCGCACCGCGACATGCTCGATAGAGTCGTCCACCAGCACCCCCAGGTTCACCAGCGAATCCAGAACAGGTTTTCCGACCCTGGCCATGAGGTTATCCGCATCCCTGCGCCGCTTCTGAGCTACAATGAGATCGAAGCCAATTTCCACGCCGGAGAGTTTCCAGTCTTTCACCCCCTTCGCTAGCGCTGCCAACCCCACCATCTGCATGAACTCGTGGCGCTCGCGGGCACGAACCGCCCAATGCACCCTTGAATTCGGAGACTGCGATGCAGGGGGTAACATCGGCACCTCGAACCAGGCTATCTCCCGCAACGCCCGGTAGACCGCGGGCAGTTCACTCAGCGCACGGGACAGTCATAGCCCAAGTTCCTCCTTGAACTTTCCCCAACCCGGGAGGCAAATAACATCCGCATCGGACAATATCGTTTCCACCCGCTCGATTATCGCCAGCTTCATGGCGTAGGCGCCTTCCTGCCAGGCAGCATAGCTATCCTGCCCTGTGTAAAACAACTCCCCCTGAACCCAATAGCTCTTGTGAAATGGATTCAGCGGCCACCAGTCAGGGGGCTTACTCATGCTTCACCCCCAGCAACTCCCACGGCCATTTGTGCGTCCGGTGGTCGTCCTCCCGCTCCGTAGCCATCGGATCGAAATACGGCAAGCACAATTCCGGGATCACGGCCGGCAGGCACTCGACGACATGGACACGAAAGCCCTCTCCATCGTTCACCGATGCCTCGCAGACGCCCTCCCCCATGTTCCTCGCTCGCTGAATCGTTGCCATCAACTCTACCAGTGCCTCGTGATCCCCCACAATCCATACATCATCGTGCCACGCTCCCTGTCCGTAGAGGTGCAGTATCCTCATGCCGGCTCATCCTCCAGCGGGCACCACCCCGGAATAGGATCACCAACACCGACCCACCTACCGATCACCCGATTCGCCACCGAGGGATGCTGACAATACCAATGATCTCCCGATTCCGGACCACTGGTTCCCCTGACACCAAACGAGTGCTGCGAATTCGGACACTTCCGACAAGACGTCACTAACCTCACAATGCGTTTCGCCATCATTCCATCTCGGACTGACTGAGTTTCTCCGCGGCATCCCCGATAGAGCTTAATGCTCGCCAGATGCCCGTAGCGATCTTGAAATCTTTCTCCTGAACCTGCGATTGGCTCAGGTAAGCCCTGACAGCCTGCTTGAGTTCCGGCAGGGCATCGAACAATACCCCGCAAACCTGCTCCCGTAGCTCGTTTCCAGTCATCATGCTCCTTTCTCAAACATCCCTCTCGTATTCCAGCCCGCAGCGTTGGCACCGATAGACCACGACATCCACCGTTCGGCTACTGCCAAGACCGCTCGTTGCCTGCGGGTACCAGTACACCTTTTGGTACCCCCCGACCACGATGCTGGAATGCGAGCATGTCCACCCGCCGGGGCTGCTGTTGGTACCCGTGCCGGTCACCCGACCACCCTCTTCTCGATCACCAGGGCACCGTTCCGCAGCAAGCATGTCCCCCCCAGGTCACACCCCTGACCCGACTGCCCGTAGGGGCACTGGTCAACGGCCCACTCCACCGGGTAGAGCGTGCCGTCGATCTCCTTCGTGGCAACCTTTTTCATCCGGCTAAAACTCCTTCTTGTCCCACTCGCCGCCCGGTGCACACGTCAGGCCATAAAAAGCTAACCCAATCTCGTAGTCAGCTAATAGCCCTTCCCATTGGGCCTGCCATCGCTGGTATTTTGCTCCTGTATCGTGTTCAGTTTCCATCTTTAGCAGCATATCCCAATTTCTGGAAAGCCGGCTTTCCAAAAGAGCCAGATCAGTAAGCGAAATCATTTAGCTTTGGCTACTTGACATAATAACACTTCACACTTCACTTTACCCTAGATTCACATAAATATGAAGTGAATCTTCTAGAACACTTTATCCCATAATTTAGGGATAAAGTGTTAAGGAGGAAGGTCGCCATCGTCCTCTTCTTGGGGTGCTGCTCGGACTCCATAGAGCTTAAATTTACCCCGCTTGCGCAAAAAGACAAAACTTTCGGAGGAATTCAGCATAGTGGAAACGGTCGTATAGGGAACCCCCGTGGCAGCGGAGGCCTCTGACGGCGTAGCCTCGCTAACCTCTTGCAGATATGCCCGGAGCTTATCGTGGTTCGTAACCTTGCCGCCAGCTACTAGTTCGGGAAATTCCCGACCACTGGCCTTTCGCACCTTAACCAGGTCGCTCCGCCCTTCTGCATCTCCTTGGCTAAACTCGAAGGCCAGGAAGTATCTCTCTGGAAAACCGATGTCGTTAGCCTTGGTGACTTCCATCATCAGGCCGTTAGTGTTTCCCTTCCGCTCCGAGGCAAGCCTGATCATCACGTCCGCGCCGGCATCCTGAAGAGTTGACCCGATTAAGTGCCCCGTGTCGGCCCGAGGGGTATGGCCTAGAACCAACCAGGTCCCCCCTACCGTGCGGAGTAGTCCGATAGCCTTTGCCGCGGTGGTATCATCATTCAGGGCACCGACCTGGGTGAATGAGAGCGAGTCCAGGATGAACACGCCACCAGCGTGCGCTTGCAGCCAGGCCCGCAACCGTGGGGCGATAGTCGGCAGGTGCGCCCCCGGCGCATGGAGATAGTCCATGCAGGGGAGTGTCGTAATGGCGAGCACCGCCATCAGCATCCGCGCCCGTCTCTCCATGCTCCGCTTGGGCCTTTCCAGGTTGACGTAGAGCACAGGCCGCGGTTGGGGTATTGGCCAGAAACCATTAGTAGCGCCACACATGTTCAACCCCATAAGCTTGGCCAAGTAGCTTTTGCCTGTTCCCTGGGGGCCGTACACGATGGTGATAGCATCCTCTATCAGATAGGGCACAATCACGAAGGACATGGCCGGTATTTCCTCTCCTGGTGCATAGGTGTCCAGGGCAAATTGGTCCTCTTCCCAAAACCGGGGTAGCTCCTCAAGGAACATATCAACATCGTGCTTGAGATAGTCCAAGGGATAGGCTGCTTTACTAGCATCGCTAAGAGCCCCATGAGCCTCCTTGCAGAGCCGCCGGCGATCCTCATTCCGCTTGACTGCGAAATCGTCGGCTGCCAGGCGGGTCTTCCGATCATAGATAGCAACTTCAGCATAGAGATACCCCCGCTCTCGTCGGATATCGCGGGCATGAATATATATCGTGCTGCCAGATTCCAGTTGGTTCTGCCAGTAGACCGAGTGGTCTGGGCGAAAGCTCAGGTCCACTCAATGTCCGTGTAAACATCACTGATAGGAACATGGATGCCTTTGACATAGGCACTTTCCACCGTGCGCGATATCTCCTGCCAGTCTGTTTCTCCCTTCTCATAATCTGATTCCCATCGAAGTTGCATGATCCGTAAGGCTAAGCCTAACGGCATCCCGGCGCCGCGGAGGAAATGGGCCTCGATGTAGGCCGATTTGTTCCGGTCACCGGCGACTACTTTTTCCTGCCAGGGCTTCGGGTAGCTTTGCCCGTTGCCGGCCGGCTCTGTCTGGATAGCGAGCATTCTGGCAAGCCCCGTCCACGCTACTCCGATATGCTCTACTTCTTTCGGCTCCGCTTCGCTCAATAGGGTATAGCCCGGCGTCGGAGGTGCCGCCACCTGCTGCCCCTGGGTTTTCAGTTCGACCTCTACTGGTCGCCCGTGCCATGTGGCGGTGAACTTCGTCGGCCTGGAGATCACGCGCTCCCGTACGTAGATGTGGCATCGACCGCGCACCGTCCGGACCGTTCGGGTATGATTCGTGTGCTTGACCGCAATCTCTGCTAGTTCAACATCATCCAAGTCTAGCACGGCGAGGTTGCGCGAGGCTGCCCCCAGTAGTACGCCAAGGCCCCTCGCTTCCTCCCAGGGGAGTTTTTTTAGGGCGGCCAGGCTATATGGGATCTGGCTCCAATTAGGCGTTATAGGCCGCTTGGCAAATCCTGCGCCATCCAGTGCCAAGGGGATGGTCATGTAGCCCTGCTGAAAATACTCTAACGCGGCGAGGTAAAGATCATCACTCATTTGGTTAGGTCACCAAGTCGCTGACTGTTTTTGCATTCTACCCAATCGGACGGGCGCAATCAAGACTCCATCCTTAATAAGGCTCGCCCCGAAGTGGCACGCACACCCGGGGTGAAGCACGATATGCTCACCACTATCTAGTGCCCAGAAGACGAACGGCTGCCCTGTCCAGACGGACTGCCCGCAGCGTAAACAACGATAGCCTTCGGGTCTCCAGTTGGGATCAAGCATAAGCTTATCGCCGTGCCTGATTATGCCCAATGCAAACTCCCTGACAGACTCATGACAGCGCCAGGCCAAAAAAGAAGGGCAAGGATCGCGCCCTTGTCCCCTGGCTAGCTTGGTTTCTTGCCGTTCTTCGCTTTGAGAATCTGGTCTATTCTCTGCCGGGTAAGCCCAAACGCCTCAGCAATCTCCCGCAAGGCAAGTTCGGGATGCTCTTCACGCATCCGCCTGATGGCCTCATTGCGGTAGGCCAGGCGTTTGGGCACCAAGTCATACTTCATGTCCCTCGCAATATATCACGCCCGCAAATCATTTGTCAATAGCCTACCCCGGCGCAGAGCCAGGCCACTCCCATAACCCCAGCATCCCCCTTGTAGGTATGGGCTCCAGCAACATCACCACCTCGGTTAGCTCCCAGGCGTACCTCCCTATGGTGAAGTCCCCGAAGGCTTCTTCATTCCCAGGTAGCGTGCATGGCATGTTGGCCGTCGGTACGCACCGCACGAGACGGCAAGTAGCAAGTATCTTGCCCAACGGCAGGGTATGCCAACGATAGTTCTGGGACCAGAGGATTGATCCGAACGGCTCTTTGTCGCATAGGGCTCTGGCCCACTTCGGGAAGCTCTTGGCAGCATGAATCGCCAGCGGCCCCCGGTAGGCTGTCCCCCAACTGCGCGTCTCGTATTTCTTCTCGCCCAGGGCCACGAGGGTCGCCCAGGGTTGAGTGAGAGTCAGGCACCGCATTAAGCTACCCCTCCTTTCCTTTTTTTGCGGGGGGCCTGTCACCGGCCCAGGCCCGCCCACATCATTAGCCGTGCCACGTCGCGCATTGCCTGTGCCGTAGCGACGCGCTGCCTAGCCCTGCCGTTGCATTGCCGTGCCGTAGCTGCGCTTCGCCTAGCCCTGCTGTGCCAACGCCGCGCATTGCCTGTGCCGTGCCGTGCCTCGCCGCGCCAAGCCGTAGCTGCGCCCTGCCTTGCTCTGCTGTGCCGTTGCCGCGCTTCGCCTCGCCGGGCACAGCCGTTGCCGTTGTCGCCGCAATGCTTTGCCGTGCTTTGCCGGCGCCGCGCGGCGCTTTGCTGGGCTTTGCCTTCGCCGGGCGGTGCATCGCCGTGCCGTAGCTGCGCTTCGCCGGGCGGTGCCTTCGCCGCGAGGCCATGCAGTGCCGTAGCTCTGCTGCGCTTTGCCATTGCCACGCTCTGCTGTGCCAAAGCCAGGCCCTCGCGCTGCGTCTACATACGCGATAGTGTGTAGGAGACGCGTCCGTAGCTGCCGTTCCGAAATTGGCCCAACCCCTTGAGCGCCCCATAGTCCAAGAGCGCCACCAGGAGTGCCTCGGTGATCTCTGAATGAGCCAGTGTCCTGACCTCGAACCGGATCACCCGCCCAGCATTCACCGTGTCCGAGCGGGCCAGGGTGACACGAGGCCCCTGCGCCGTCATCGCTCTCAACGGGCGCTCTATTACCCCGTCCGGCTTCTCCGCCAGCTGGATACGGCGCGGGAAGACAAACACGTAGTCGTCCAGCTTCGACCGGAGGTTTTTGACCTTGAGCTCGGCCTTGAGCACGTTGCCGGCTTCTTTCAGGAAGCCTTTGATCTGGTAGTCATACAGGAAAATTCCTGTATCATCCGTGTGAAAGCCGGTCCATCCCTTCTCTTCCAGGTCGTTCTCCGGCACTGTGTCCACCTCACCAATACTCGCGCTCTCCTTTTTGGTCGCGATGTAGGTGGCGTAGATGTCCTTGTCCTTGGGAACCGTCCCGAGCAATGGCTCTAGCAGCGTTAGCTCCACGACGTAGTTTTTTGTCTCCATTTTCTATCCTCCTTTTTCGGGTATCTTCATGGAACGCAGGTACACCTTTAGATCAATCATACCCAATTTATATCGTCTTCCCTCCTCGCGTGAAGTCGGGCAACGGTAGCGGGCCTTCCAAGCAGTGCCACAGGTGAAGCACCTCGGCCAGGTTGATATGATGGTCCGCAGGGGGAAATACCTGATAAGCGGTCCGATCATCCCCGATGGTAAAGTGCTTCAAGTGCTTCAGGTCAGCGTATGTTGGGAGCTTCATGTCGGTCCGACTAACGCTGGCGTGCAGCCACCATCTGCCGTCCTCTTCGACGGAGATGGACACGATGAACTTTAGATGCTTCCAGTAACCAAGATATCCATCCTTACTGATTAGCTCCCCGATCAACTCCGGATTGGGAAACCACAGCGATTTGTCCGCCTCGGATGGGAATGGCGGTGGGTGGTCCAGCATTTCTCCTCTCCTTTTGCAGGGGCCCGTCCTCGGCCCGAACCCCCGCCACATCACTGGCACACTACGATCTATTAGTCAGGGCGCTCACCGGGAAGCGCGACTGCCCTAGGCTAGATGGGGGGGGCTAGGCAGAGTACCCCCCGCCTTGAACTTGAACCTATCGTTTATTCGGGCTTGGGTTAACGGCATCCATCTCTCACCAGCTTGCGGTTTGCTGGCAACCGGGCCGGGATGAATTCTGCCCTTCACCGGCATTGCCAAAACGATAAATAGCCCCCAAGCCCTAGTTGGCATCTAGTTTTGCTGCAACTTCTTGAGGGCTTCCCGATAGCCAATCTCCGGCAGGATAACCCCGGCATCGGCCACCTGGAGAGCGTCGCATACCGCCTTCGCGTTGGCGAACCCAAGCTGTTTGGCTGCCCGCCAGAACTCCGTTGGCGTCATCTCTACTGCCGGTCTACTTGGCGGTGCTGTCTCAGCCTCAGCCTGCGGGCCAAAGGCTTCCCCCAGGGCGTCCGCGGGGCTTGCGGGCACGCCTTGCCCTTCTGGTGAAGCCTGGACGGGTTGTGCGGTCGGGGTGACGGTTGGCCTGGTGGCCGGCGGGGTCACAACCTCGGTCGGCACGGGGCGGGCAGGAGCCTTAGCTTGGGCCATTGGCTTTTCCTTGCACCAGGTCCCGTCTGCCAGCTTCTTGCCACAGTAGGGGCCGTACTGCCCCTGCTTGAAGGCCTTGTTGTGCACAGGACACCGCCCCAGGTCCTCACTTATCTCGCCGGTTTCGGTGTTCACAGTGCTGGGAGCAGCGATGGCTACGTAGTCAGAGATGTCGGAAAACGCCACGTCAAGCGCAACCGGTACCGGCAGTTCGTTGTCGGGCATAATACGCCTGAAGGCCGCCGCTTCTGCCCGCTTATCGGCCATATTACCCTTCGTATTGCCCTTATCAATTCCGAGGGGTTCTTGATCGCGCCTCCAAAAACCATAGCCAGGGAATCGGCCACCCCCCGGAGTTTCCAGCACGACGACAGACCCTATCATCTGTTTTGGATCTTCACCTCTGGCCTCAATCTCTTCCGCAGTCATGGCCCGTGGCCCTTCCCGATAACTAAACGGGCTACGCCTGCGAGCGATTATGCGGTACCCGTCTATCCCCAGGACGCACTCATCCCGCCCGGGCCCTCCGCTTTTGCTGGGGTAGTGGATTATGTATAGATGCTTCATCAATGGGTTGAGGTTGTTTTGCGCACAGATCATTACTGCCCTTGCCACCGCATCGGCTGGCGCTCCTGGCCAGATATGAGCCACGATTTTTTGGGCAATCTCTGTCGTCATCATCTGACGGTCTCCACCGTAAACTGCCAAGGCCCTGGTTTCGGGATCCTGGATTTGCTCTTCCAATTGCTCCTCCTTCTTTCGTTGCACTCTCTCACTCACATAAGGGATATACATTCCATCCTTGGCCAATTGCGTCAGGCTCCGCAGCCGACGGTAGCCCTCGTGCGTGGGATCCGTTTGGCACCGGACGACCGGCTGCCCGTTCTCAAGACGCACCCCCATCTGGCGGAGGCAGACGGAGCACTCTGAGGCTTTCGCCGTGGCGTAGATCGCCTCCCGGCGGGCATATTCGGCCGCGTTCTGCTCACGTGCGTCATTCATCTTCGGCCTCGTTCTCACTCATGCGAGGTGGTCCGTCTCGAATGCGTAGCAGCCATCGCAACGGTAATCAGCCCAGCATGAATCTGCTACTCGATCCGACGCTGGTTGCGGCACATCCCCGCCCATGCCGTTACCGCAGTGCGAGCATGGCTGCAACTCTACGACGTGGTTCCGACCGCATGATTTGCACCATTCCAGCCAGCGATGCCGCTTGCTCTCACTCATCGGCATCTGAGGCGGTGTCCGGCAGGAAATAGGATGGGGTCTCCCCCTCTCGCGGGATAGTGACCACATCTGCCAGAGTCCGCCCAAAGATTGTTATGACGATGCCGTCAAGGGCGCTGTTGCTGACCGTGAAGTGCTCCGAAGCAGGAAACGTAAGCCGGAGGTTCCCGCTCTCGGTGGTCTCAATCGTGATATTGCCCATCACGACCCCACAATCGTTTGGGTGCGCACCACAACCGGGCTGTTCCTAAATCGTTGCTGGAACCACGCGTCTATGGCTTCCAGCGTCCGCTGGGCCCGCATGTGCCCTGACGAGTCAGTGTCATCAAAGTACAGCTTGGCCTTGAGCGCCCAGTCGCCCTTGGCGTTCATGTCGATCTCGATGCTGCTGCGGGTCTCCCGCTGAATCGTGGGATCAATCATAAAAGTTTCCTCCGTCTACTCTTGGGGCGGGTTATCCGCTCGGCTCCGCTCGTTCACCCTGCTGGCAGAGGCAGGTTGCTGCTTTTGCTCAGATGATGCAGCACCGTAGAATGATCGCGGTGCAGGACATTGGCAATGGCGTGCAGGCTGTACCCTCTGGTCCGAAGCTCGCTGCAAATCAGCCGGCGCATGGCCACAAACTCGGGATGCCGATCCTGCTTAGTCGCAGCCACCAGCGTCCAACCATACTCGTGGCACAGATCCCTGGCAATCTCAATCGCGGAGCTCATCGTAGCCTCCATCCTCGCCAAACCACATACCCTAGCGCGGTCCACTGCACCAACAGCAGGATTCCAACCTGGGCCAGGTATAAGAAGTCAGGCATCGGGGTTGGCATCCTCTGCCGACTTCTGCCCATCCTCCACCATCTCCCATTCATTGTAGAGATTGCGGACGACCGTGCCGAAGCTGCCATCCTTACGCCGAGGATGTCCAGCGAGCCATGGCTTTCCGTACTTATCGGATATCTCCACCACTTGGTATTCCAGCCCGCGTCTTTTGACGATCATCCCCTCATAGAGGCCCCACTTGGCCTTAATCAGGAGCAATTCCTGTGCGCTAATTTCTGCATTGAGCCGGCGCCGATCTTCCAGGAGAGGCTCCAGTCTAGCTTCCAGCACCGCCAATTGCCTTTTAAGCTCATGTAATTCCCACTTAGCCATCGGGGTTCTCCTCTCTCCCGAAGATCGTCTGTCCATTCCAGGGACATTCTGGACAGAGTTCGGCGTGCAGCGCCAGCAACTCAGGCATATGCTGTGCGATGTTCTCAACTCCCAGCCGGGTGCTCTCGGCCCACAGCCGGGTGCTCTCGGTCCACAGCCGGGTGCTCTCGGCCCACAGCCGGTGGCCCTCCTCCCACAGCCGGGTGCCCTCGGCCCACAGCCGGGTGCTCTCGGTCCACAGCCGGCTGGCCTCGGCCCACAGCCGGTGGCCCTCCTCCCACAGCCGGTTGCCCTCGGCCCGCAGCCGGTCGCTCTCCTCCCGCAGCCGGGTGCTCTCGTTCACCGCTTCCGCCAATCCAGCGGATAGGCGCTCAGGCGGGACCATCTGGAAGAGTCGGAGACGAAGAGGCCGCTCTGCTGGGGGCTTCTCCTGCTTGATGTACGCCACGCGCTCGTCGTAGTTTGTCACAAACTCGACTAGCCTGTCGTGGTGGCAGTGAAACGCCACCCCTGATTTAGCCATCGGGGTTCTCCCGTGCCCAGAGCACCCCCGCCTGGAAGCAGGCGCAGTTGGTATCCTGGCATGGCACAGTCGTCAGAGGGTGCAATTCAGCTAACTGCCTAGAGGAGAGCACCACTGTTTGATTCCCCTCAGCCCCCATAACCCGCATGAGTACCACGCCCCCACCTAGCGCGTCCCGGTATACCAAGGGCATGCCTGTATCGGCCTCTCCGAGTATTCGCCAATTCCTAGACATCGTTCCATCCTCCTTTTTGTCCCTGCTAATTCTCATTCGCTATCTCCGGCTTTCGCTATCTCCCCCCGCTCACGAAGGTACGCAATAACCCACCTCTCCATGAACGGGTCTGCCAGGAGAATACGCCCCAAGGCCTCGGCGCCCAACTGCCGTTGGCCCCGGCGCACCATCTCCAGGAGGCGTGGTGTGAGGCCCAACCACCGATAGAAAGCCATGGGGCGGACTTGCAGGAACGCCCGGCGGCGGTCAAGTTCTTCCATGAGAGCGTCAAGAGTTTTCATGTTTTAACCATAGCACACATCGGCCTACTTGTCAAGCCTTTTGTGCTATCGTTATTGGGGGAATTGGGGAATTAAGGTGTAGGTGGTGTGGTGCATCCCCGGAGGAAGAAGCTGGAGCCCGCGGCGGTCACGGCAATGATGCCCCCTATAGCAACCTCGCTCTGTGTCGTCACGGCGACCACGTGTTTGTTTCTCACACCCACGTTACCCCTTAATCCGTGTCAAAAGCGCAGTCGCTTCCGCCTGCTGGCCCTCGTGCACCTCGCCTTTTGCAATACTACGCAAGAGTTCAATCAGTTTGATAAAATCACTGAAGCGCAGCATGATCGTGATATCGGCTACGCTCATGATGTAATGATCCCTAGGCGCTTGGCGGCCCCGCGGAACAGCCTCAACCTCTGTTGATAATAAAGCCCCGGCTTCCGCGTTCCAGTCTCCCACCGATAGACCGTGTTGAGTGTGACCCCGAGGTGTCTAGCGAATGCCTCTTGGGACTCCCCAAGCGCAGCCCGAAGTTCTTTGATTTCGTCTGGGCTCATTTCATAACCTCTTACCAGTGGATTATACCATCATCCATCCACCACTCAGTTTTCACTGGTGATTCCCCTAAACAGATCCCACATTCCGCCCGGACATTCTGTCTCCCATCCCGGGAGAGCCAGGTCGCGGTGGCCTCGGACTTCGGCCCACGGCACTTGCGCTTTAAGTTTGACGATCAGCCACCGCAACGATTCGAGCATGACTAGCGGCGGGCTCTGGTGAGACCAGTCCCCGGCTAGGCAGATACCCACGGCGTCATGGTTATGTTCGTGAATATGGTAGGACATGGCGGTGATGTCATGGAGCCAGTCAATGCTGCCGTCCCAATGGAGCAGGTAATGATACCCCACCGCGGGCCATCCCTTCGTGCCCACGTGGTAGTCAGCGATCTCCTTAGCCGTGAAGTCCCGCTCGGCCCCCGCCGTGTGGTGAATCGCTAACCACTTAATCGCTGGGTAGGAGCGGGTCGGATAGACGCCGGTGGCCGGTAGCAGACCCCGCAGGTCGATTACCCGCGGGGCGCTCAGGCTAAAGGGTAAGGGTAGACGACAACGGACTCCTGGCCGTCCTGCCAGGCAAATAGGTTGGGTTCACTATCTATCATGACCCGTTGCAGGCTCGCATGGTCTATGCTGATCTCATCTGAGAAGGCCAGCACCGTATGTCCGTCGGCTCGCAGCCTTTCCGCCAGGACTTTGAATCCCAAAACGAATTCCGGCATGGGTTCCTCCTTCTGTTGTGCCGTGGCTTTGAAATCCTCATACAGGTCCGGGTTGCGCAATAGCGAATATTGATAGAAAGCTGGGTCGTCGCTGGAGAGGATGAACCAATAGCTCTCGTCACATCCATTCCGGGCCAGGGCCGGCGCGTAGATGCTCGGAAGCATCTGATTAACCTCGGTGCAAACTACCGGCAGTCCCACGATGGCCCCAAGCGTGTCCGCGTCTTGAAGATCATCCAGCTCGTAGCAGTGCACATCCGCGAAATCGAATCTATCGCCTAAGCCGGCATCACGATATGCATACCAACTGTCCTCGTAATCGCCGATGGGCGAGAGTGCCGGTAGGTGTACCTCTACACCCAATTCCAAGTTGTCCGCAGCAACGATTTCAGTGAATGCCGAGAGATAGGCTTTCGCGTACTCAATCTGTGCTGACCAGTCCTCGCCCCAACCCTCGATATTCATTTCATTCCAGGGAATCCACCCAGGAGTTAGGCCAGCGCCCAAGTACAACTGGAAAAGCCTCGCGTCCTCAGCGGCGCAAACCACGGGGTTCAGCCCCCGCACCGTCGGTCGGTAGACTCGCACCAGGGGCGCAGTGATGCCCAGGTCACGGCACAGTTCTGCTTCCTGAGTAATTCGGTCATACTCCTTATCATCGTCGTGATAGGCGATGATAAGGAGATTATCGGGGCCCAGGTCACGAACGGCTTTCAGTTCCCGCTGAAAGTACTTGCGAAATTGGGCGTTGGGAAGCCCTAGGCCAAGGGTCATGACACCGGCGGGGCTAGGAATCGGCTATAGAGATCGTGTACATATTGGCTGCCACGACCCATAACCAGGCCGGAGAGGATCACATCGGCGTAGTAGGGCGCAGTGGCAATTCCAGCCAGGTTTTTGAGCAGCGTCACCTGGAAGGCGAAGGCTAAAAGCAGACCCCCACCAAGAGCTACGTACTTGATGACCCGCTTCTCCAACCACTCCCCGAAAATCCACTCGACCATTGATTCGTTAACGAACGCCAACAGTGTGATGATCGCCAGTGCCGTTAGTCCTGTTGTCACGTTACCTTCTCCTTCCCGGCTGTGCCTTTCGCTGAAAATGTGGTTGCTCCACGTTCCACGAACTCACAAGGGCGATATCCTCCCGCATCGGCGCTCCGTGCGTTCGCAGTTGGTGCCCGGCGTGTCGCAGTTGAAACGCCCTCGTCAGGTTAGGCACCCCGTTCCAGAACGTCATCGTCTCTGTGAGTCCGCACGAGCACTGCACGTAGCGGGCGACCTCATTCATCACTGCCCTCCGCCGTGGCCGGCCGCCCCGGTCCGGCGTGTCTTCGGCACAGACGGGGAAGGGGCAAGCCAAGCACCGGGAGCCAGGCCCGGCCTTCTCGCACCCGCGGTCCTCGTGCGTACCAATGTGGGTTCCGCCTAGCGGTCTGGACATCAGGCGCCCCCTAGCCCAGGCTCCAGCAGCGTTTCATCCTCAAACTGACGTTTGAGCAATTCTCCTTTGTAGTGTTCTGGGAGCCCTCGCACCACTCCACGCTTGATTTTGGGCAACGCCCATTCCAACAACTTTGTTGCGATCAGGTCCACGCATTCCTTTTCGATGTCGGCATGAACCTCTTTAATTAGAGCGCCGATATCGCGAGGCGAATCCTCAATCTGGCTCAACTCGCGCAAGTGCTGAACTGCCTTGTTCCATCGGGCCGGTGTCCGTAGAGAGAAAATTAATTCCTCAATAATATCAGACTTCGAGGGATTTGCTTCCTTCCACGCGGCAGCGTGAACCTCCTTAAATCCTTCGGAAACAAACTTGCCGATCAGCACGTGTTTATCTAGCCCAAAGCGGGAGTAGTTTTTGACCACGACTCCCTCTACTTTTTGGCCACCGAGAATTGATGGTTGGTCCAGCAGCCCTCGGAACATCTGGACATCGCTCACCATACCCTCATAGATGCGCGGCACTGTCTCAAGTCCCAGGCGTTTGGCTTCCATAACCTTATCATCGTAGGGTAAGTACAACTCGTGGTCAGTATTGATGTCGAAGATTATCAGATTTTTTTCGGGTACACGGTCATAGGCCAAAGCGTTGTGCCGCGCCTTTTGCAGGTATTCAGCCCGATATGTCCATCCAGGATGCAGGGGCAAGCTGTTGATGATTTCTATTGCTTTGTGAAACATCTTCTCAGGGGCTACCAGATTAAGTTCTGCCCCTTTTGAACGGGCCTTCAGCGTCAATTCTCCCATATCATCGAGGAATATTCCCCACGAGAATTGGCTGCCATCGATTTTTTCCTCAACCAGCACGGGGTCAAGGAACAGTTCTGCCAACGCCCGGTGCCCCAAGGCAAAGATACTCGGGTAGGAATGCCAACTATTAGTCATGACGCCCCACATCCAGGGGCCAGGAGAGTCCAGGCACCCCCCTGGCTCCAAACATCTTTGGCACTTTGGAAATACGGACGGAGAGGTTCTCTGACTCTAGCTATTCTTTTCACGGCCCAAGACTCCTTTCCCCGTTATATTCCCCTGTGGCCTGGCACGTGAGGTTCGCAAAATAGCCGTTACGCGCTGACGGGAAATCCGGAAGGCTTTGGCTAGCGCGGCATGGGTCATTTCAGGGTGTCGCTCATGCCACCAGAAAATGAGGTCGTTTCGTTGGCGCTTTGCTTGCAAGGTGTACATGTGAGAAGTATAGCATAACTATTGCCATTTAGCAATAGGGGAGTTTTGCGGGTTTTGGCTTAGCTCGGAGTTGGTTCGTTGATGCTATACCCGCCGCTGAATTTCCTCGTGCAGATTATGCAGGGACTCGCGCAGTTCTTCCCTGAATTTGGCCAGGTCTACGCTGAGACGATTTTCGATCTTCTCCATATCACCCTTCAATTCCAGTCGGGTCTTGTCCAGGGCTGCATTAAAATCCCGCTTAGCAGGGCACTGGAAGGCATGGAGCGTAACCTTGGCGTCCACGAGGTCCTGCACTGCCCGCCGTTCCTGCCCATTCCACTCTTTCGGAGCCGACCGGGAGATGGCCGCAACCGTCACCTTGGCGAACCAGCCCATCGCTACCCCTGCCAGGCCGATCAGTGAGACCAGGACGGTGGGGTCCACCTACGACTCCGCCACGAGCAGTCTAGGTCCCATCGGAGTTCCCGCCCTGAATGGGAGGCTGTACCTCCAGCTCCTGGATCCGGGCTAGCAGCTTCTCCCGCTCAGTCCGCAGCGCGTCCAGGGACTGGTGCGCCGTGAATAGGGCTGACAAGATTTGGGTTAGGGTGCTGTCCATCTCAGGCTCCTTCGCTTGTCTCGTAGGTAAACTCGGAAGTGTATTCTATGTTAGCATGGAACTTTGGAACAAACTCACAAGTTGGGTCGGAAACCGTGCCGTCAGGGTAAACCTTCCCTCGAACGATGACTATAGGTCCCTTGGTCAGGGTCTGGGCGGAATCGGTGTCGTCCATTTTGCCTCCTTAGACGATTAGATACGAGAACCAGACGGCGAAGTTGCTAGCACCCACGCCACTGTTCCACTGAAAACTAGCCCTGTCATTGGTGGTATCACCATTGATGCGGCCATTATCTGCCCCGCCGTTGTCTCCCCCTCCGTTGCATTGTCCCTCGTTTGTGAAGTTAGATGCTACCGGCAAGGAAATACCAACCTCAGCTGCCCCCGCCCCCGTGGGGGTGGTGGCTATCTCTCCGGAGACAAAGACTCTTGCTCCAATCCGTGTAATTTGGAAGACGCTACCGGTAAAGACTGTGGCAGCGTTAAGATTGGTTACCAACGTCAGCGTCGGCGTATACGTCCCGCTGTACACCTGCCCGCTGTCGCTCGGTGTGTTGATGATGGGGCTGGTCAGGGTGATGCCCGATATCAATGCGCCGCCATCGTCTGCGTCCCCGTGGTCGTGATTGGCGTTTGTGAAGTCAGCGATTGTGGGCGCAACCAGCAAACTCTCGCCATTCCCAAAACGCTCTGTCTGGGAAGCCCCAATACTGTGCAGCGTGCCCTCGGCGTCGTGGATAAAACGCGCCGTGCCATTGTTGGAGACAACGAACAGATTCCCGTCAGTGCCCACCGGGGCCACACCCGTACCGCTTTTGATCTGAGCGTAGACCTCGATGGCGCCGATCCCCGCGGTGCTCTTGGTGGTATCAACCGCCTCGCCCACCAGTCCGGACAAAAGTAAGGCCCGTCCCGCAGCGGCATCGGTATCGGTGAACCCACGGACCAACAAGCCCCCGCCCAGTGCTGACACCTTAGAAAAGGCTGCATACGTGTCCGTTTCGGCTACATCGGTTACCCCGTGTGCCACGTCGCTCGACTTGAAGGCCAGGATTTCGTCATCGTTGGCGTCCTGCTGAAGGGTAAGGCCCTGTGTCATAAGGGCATTAGCCGTATCATTGAAAAATACGTTGCCATTGAGAATCGGGCTGGTCAGCGTCGGGCTCGTCAAGGTCTTGTTCGTCAGGACGTCAGTGGTAGCCTTCCCCACCAGGGTATCGTTGCCCGATGTAGGGAGCGTCAGTGTCCTCGCATTGGTCACAGTCGTAATACTGTCGGCCTTGAGGAGCGCCGTGTCCGTCCCCTCGTGGGTGTGGGCTGTCAGGTCTGTCCGCAGGTTGTTGACGTGGCTGGGGACCGCCCTGTCGTCGCTGTTTACTACTGTCGATACTAGTGCCATGACGATGCCTCCGTTAAGTCCATTTGTAGTTGCCGGACCAGTCCGCCTGTCCGTCCCAATTGAAGTAGGTCCCGACGTTGCCTATCACTCGCACGGTCACTTCACTGATCCAAGCGGGCGGGGCAAACTCGTGTTGCTCGATAAGACGCATGGGACCTGCCTTTTCCACCACGACGTTGCGGCTACGAGCATCCCCTTTCCAGTAATCGGTTAAAACCACGGGAGGCGAATTGCGAAGTGCTTTCAGCGTACCCAAGGCTGTGTCCGCTGCTACCCTGCTGGACCTTCCATCAGCAGTCTTTTGCGCATCGGCCAGGATGATGCTGAAAGACAGCACGTCCTCATATTGCGGGCGTAAGGCTGCCCTGGCGATTAGGCCCTTCACCTTCGGTGTGCTAGCACTGCTGGCGTTGGTGATGTCCAGGCGCATCTTGGTGTTGTAGCCCCGCCAACTTCCTGTGGCAGGTCGGCTGAGGCGGGTCCGGCTAGCGGTAGTGGCACTCAGACCCCATTGGGTGTACGCCCCGGCGTCAATGGAGAGTTTCAACTGAGCAAAGGTGCTGCTCGAAAAGCCAGAGTTCTCAATATCGAAGCCCATCAGTTCTTTGTCTATCCCCCGTGCCCCGAAGTCAATGGGGGATAGATAGATCGAAGGCGCCGCGGCGTAGGTATGACCCGACTCAGAAAGCGGGTTGTTGATCGGTGACACGGTGATGTAGGCCACGTCTTGTCCTGCTCCCATCCAAAGCCGGTTGGGGGTGGTTAGGCCGGAGACGTGCATACAGTTGACCGTCTTGGCGGGGATCTTCACCAGCGGGTGCCATATCTTCGGGCCAATCCATCCAGGAGGGATCGCTTCCCCCTCGTGGGGCCGGCGCCCCTTGAGGATGTAGGTGTCGGTTCCATTATAGAGGGCCACATAATGCCACCCGGCCAGATAGGTTTGCGCTGTCACCCGGCCGTACACAGGTGAGGTGTTGCCGGGGTCTCCCCCGGGCTGAATGGATTGCAAGTTGGAGCCTGCCGTCCGTGGGTTGAACTCCAGCAGCCCCATAATGTGAGGCAGGCAGATGTAGTCGTCTATAGCGATGGGGTTCACCCCATTATTGGCACTCTTGAGGTGCGCGATGGCTTGTAGCAGGTTTGTAGCCCGCCCGGAAGAGTCCAGTCCGTATAGCCCATCCGCCTTGCACGCCCATACCGCGTGGCGCATCCCCACTAGGCCGGTAAGGGCCTGCGAGGTGTCCCCGATGGCGAAGGGAGTTGCCGGCCCCCAGTTGGCAGCGGTGAGCGGGTCGCTGCCGGTCAGGACACCATCCACGGAATTGGTGCTGTAACCTCGCCAGAGGCGCCAGCCTACGGCGCCGGGAACGTCCAGCCAATCCTTGGCGAAGTACTTGGCCTGGACGGTGGCAGCCTGGCTCCAAGCCGAGCCTGTGAATTTCCAGATAGGCGTGCTGGACGAAAACCCCACGAAGATGGCGCCGTCAAACTCCACGGCCTTGGTCACAACCGTGGAAGCCCCGAAGTCCTTGCCCGTCACAGCAGCCCCTAACGCGACTAGGGCGTCGGTCGTAGTGTTGATCTGACGGCAATACCGGCCCCCAATGGCGTAGATATTGCCACCCAGCTCGAAGAAATCGGTAACCAGGTTGGACCCGTCGGCTACGCCCGTTATGGTGGTAAGCAGCCCTGCGGCTACGATCATGCCGGGTTGACTACAATCGGCGTCCACGGCGTAGTCATAGCAGCCGGGGACGTAGTGTTCGCCGTACCCGTAGCCCAGGTGAAAGGTTCGCATCTCTACGTTACGCTCCCCCATAGGGGCGTCCTGTCCTAACTCGGTAGGGATGGAGTCTTCTGTCCAGATCGGGACGCCCTTGTCCTGAGCGAGGATGTAGCCATCCCCGTTCAGAATTAGGTCATAAGCACGTTCCCGACCCGTGGTTCTGGTGGCGACGGCGGACCTGCCGGAGCCTATTCGTGTCATACGGGTTGCCCCGAAGCAATCCAGCGTTCGGCATAGGGAAGGAAAGATAGCCGAGAGTTGTAATCCGCCTCAAACTCGCCCGCTCGAGGGTCTTCGTGATCCCGTGCTGCCAGCCAGCAGGCTCCCAATTCCACCAGGTCCTTGTCGGCAGTGGTGGTATCGCTGTCAGAAGATAGTTCTGAGTGTGGCCCTAGCCCTCGAACCAAAAGAAGTGCGTCAGCCATAGGTGCGAATGAATAGGCAATGCGGTAGGGGTTTGCCGCGGTGACTTCGGCAATGATGTCCTCGTATGGGATGGAGCTAAGGTGCTGCCCCATCCAGAGCCCAGCGTCAGCCCCGGCGGTGACGGCAGAGCCTCCCCGGTACTGGTATAGGCCTTCCACGGCGCCAGGGTTATCCACCCAAGAGGGTAGGTCCATCTGCCTAGCCGATTTATGGCGGAGGCTCACGTTGTCCCAATACACGTCGGCGCTGGCCTCTTGCCCCTTGAGCCTGATGGACAGCGAGAGGCACCCTGCCGGCGTGGTGAAGTCGAAGGCCAGGTATCGCCAGTCACGGTAGGTGCTGGTCTCGCTCTCAATTACTGCGGCGTTGGTCTCGTCATAGGCTTCCAGTTCCCCTGTGCCGAACGCAACACGAAGGTCTGCCCGGACGCAGTAGGTGTCCCCTGGAGCCACATTGATGAGGGCGGATCGCGCACGCCCGTTAGCAGAACTGTTCAGTGCCCGAAGGCTATTGCTTCCCAGGGTGATGTTGGCCGCTGCCGTAACCTTGGACAGGGTCGCCGTGGTTGCCGTCCAGTTGCTCGTGCCGGAGGTTTCCATGTCGCCGTCCGTGACCAGTGTCAGGAGCCCATAGCGCCGATACCGGAGACTGCGAAGAATGCGGTTGATGTAGTGTGTCCAACCGGGGATGCTTCCCCACCGGGTCCCGGGGGGAACAGCCTTGTAAAAGCCCATTGTCATGGTCGTGGTGGGGGTGTTGCTAAAGCCACGTCCTGTGGGCAGCGTGAATGTTGACGTGCCGGGAGCGTAAGTCTTGATGCGCCGAACTTCCCCTACGTTAAGGGGCGTCACGGCAGAGTCAGCCTCGACTTTGGCCCATACGTTCTGCCAGTAGGTGGCCTCGTCTTCTTCGTCAAAGTGCGATGCAGCGGCGTTGTGTACCCATACGGTCGTGGCTGAACCTGACGAAGGCGACCCTTGCGAATACCACCCCAGTCGCTCAGGACACTCGCGGGACATAACCAAAAGGGACGTTGACATGGCCTAGCCCTTTCTCTCCGTTTTCTTGGCAGGAGGCGGGGGATCGTAGATCTCTACCGGTTCCAGGCTCCATACAGGGAGACCTTCTGCGACTTCACCCCCGCCATAGACATGCTGCGCCTTGCGCTCTAGTGCATCTAGATCTCCCCTGAAACGGTGCGCCTCGCAACTGATGACGCGTCTCTCAGCGTCGTATCGCAGATGGTAGATCGTGGACGGCAACGTCCACGATGGCGGATTCGCCAAGTGATCCTTATATCGCTGCCAATGGCTTTTCTGCGTCACGGCGTCCAGTCCCGTTCCCATACCAGCGCAGACGACGCGGTCAGCGCCGGGAACAGCCCTGCCACCGCCATCATGCCGTTGAAGTCCCACGGCATGATGCACTTGCCTCCCCTGCGGGCAACCTCCGCCGCAAAGCCCTGAATGGTTGTGTCCAGGGCAGCGTAGCCCCCTATCGTGCTGGCCGTGTCGGTCACGCTGCTCACGTCGTCTGGCCCCACCGCGGTAGCCTTTACCACCGTAATGCCTAGCGTGTCGTCTGTGACCTCAGATGCAATCCTGCGGGTGAGCGTGACCTTGGCAGTCCCACTGCCCGTGGTGGTGTTGGTGAACATCGCCATTGCCGTTAGCCCAGTAGGGGCCGGAGTTCCGTCGGCAATGGCGATGTTCATGGTTGCATCGTTGGCCGCCTGAACATGAGCCGTCATCGCGATGACGGCCCCACTACGCAGAAAATAGAACCATGCGCCTATCACTGAATGCGCTGTCAGGGTGACCGCAATCTTGCGGGCCACCTCTTTCGAGTCGTCTCCTACCTGGAGCGGTATGCTGACCGTTATGGGGCTTCCCGGCATCCCGGCCGCCGTGACCGTGACGGCGGCATTGCCCGCCCCGGTAATTGCCGCCACAACGGTAGTCGTCTCGACCTGTTGAGCGCCCGCGTCTCTAACCAGGACGCGGTAGCTGCCAGTAATAGTGGCGTTCGTTAAGAGCTGTCGGCGGATTTTAGCAGCATAGGTTACGGCACTGTCGTTATTGGCTACGGCCACCGACTCCGCCTGTGGGAACCCCGCGAGGCTCGAATTAACCGTTACCGTAAGGTTGCCTGCCCCGCCAACAGTAACAGCCGTTGTACAGGTGACTCTCTCTCGCTGCGGAGTGCCCGGCGAGGCCGTCGAGCTGGCCCCTGCCTCTCCAAGTATCCAGGGGAGCGTTCCCAGGCTGCTCAGGTCGGGGATAGCCGTCGGGTCGGTGTCGTATTTATGGATATCCGCGATATCGCAGCAGTCCTTATACCACGGTAGGTTGCCTGCTGTGCCGATGAAATAGGAAGTGGTGCTATCCATAGACACAGGGGTGCGCGTCACCGACCGGATGGCGTTGTAGCAATCGACGGCCCAGGGGTGGGCGTTAAGGGCTATCAGGTTATCGTATATCTCGTTGAAGGTGTTCCAAGCGGAGATATTGCTCCCGATCTCGGTCTGGTCATTGTACATCTGACACCAGGCCCGTGCTGCCTCCACGTAGTTCTTCCAGAGCCAGGAGCGGTCAGCAGGAGCAATGCGGCAACCCCCGATGTAGACAGTGGAAGCCACAGCGACTTGAATCGTTATGGTGACCTGAGTAACGCCCCCCAGGGGCGGGTTGGTTTGAGTCCCGATGGTGTAGGTCTCCCATACACCCCCACCGGCCAGCGTAACTTGCTTCAGCAGCATGGTCCCCGTGAGGGTCCCGGCTGCATTGTAGTAGTTGAGATAGGGGGTTATCGCTACTGACCCCTTGACGTTGATGCTGATCCGTAAGAGAGTTTTCCCGTCGTACGCCACCTTCGGGGACTCCAGTTTCGTGGCTTGCGCATCGGGGACAACAAAGCCGACGTAGGACGTGGCTTTGTTGTCCCCCGGCTGTACTCCCTGGGCTTCATCAGTGTAGTATGTCTCCGTGGCGTTTCCGTCTGTGTAGGTCCACCCATTCCCCACCAGGGGGTTACTCTCCATGCCGCCGTTGTTCGTCCCGGTGCCCAACAAGTCCGGCCCACGCCAGGCGGGGTACATAGCCACCGGGTCGAATTTCATGTTGGCCCCGCTGAGCGGGCTACTGTAGAGGCATGGGAACATCCTGATGCCCGCCTCCTTGCACATGCGGGCGAACGTCTCCCAATTGGCGCGATAGGCCGGGTAGAACTGAGGGGTCCATACCCCCGTGCTCCAGTTGGCATCCTTGACGATGAAGTCATCAAAGAACATGAAAAACCGCAGGTCCGTGATGTTGTAGGACCGCAGGAACTTAAGTTGTTCCCTGATGGCAGCCTCGTCCCAGGCAGCCCCCCACCAGGTATAGGATCCCGACGTTCCGCTCCGCTGGACGCCGAAGGGCAAGTTCAAGCCCTTTAGCGAGGCAAAGCGGATCGGTAAGGTCGTGTCCGGTGCCTTCCCCACCTGGACACTTGAGGGGCGGGTCGGCTCCAACAGACAAGTGCGCGGGCGAGAAAGCCCGACAGCAGGCATCAGACCAACTCCAGCCAAATGCTTGCGGCCGCACCTTGACCAGTGATGGTATCAACGAGAATAACCATTTCAGGCTCGCCATTCACATCAATTTCAAACTCCTGGTTTAGTCCCTCGCCCAGGGCCGTCAGGATCGGGACGTTGATACGTGCCCCGGCGTGCCACGACGTAGCACTAACCTGGTTCCCGAAGAAGGGGATCAGCGCCAGTGTGGGAAGAGACCGCAGGTCGGTGACAGAAAGCGACACCTTGACGCGGGCCGTGGAGTATCCAGCGCAGTTGATCGCTGTGACAGTTCCAGGGGTATAGGCATTGTTAACAATGTTGGGGTTAGCGTCCTGAGTTACCTCGGTGCCTACAATGCCAATGTCAATGGCTCCCGCAGCGCCCCCAGCTGCATAGGTGCCCACGACGGTGCACTGGCCTCCAGCGGCCCGCTGTGCCTCGGTGACACGTAGCACCCATTTCCCGGTGTCAACTGAGGTAATCGAACAAAAGATGTCGTAGGTGAGGGCATTGGTTACTGCTGCAAAGGCGATACGGATCGCTTCGTTTGCTACGGATGGGGTCCGAGATCCAGTTTGTGGTGTAGTCGGTCCTTCGGCGGTATTGGCCACTACCGCCACAGAGTGGGCAACGTTGGTCAGATTGCCCGTAGACCCCGCCCCCGCCGTAACCGTGAGGGCCCCCATAGTGAGCTTGTCCACTGCCGTGATGGCGTTGCGGTGGAGAACGCCAGTATTGCGGAAACTTGTCTCGCTAACCATAATACATGACCTCCAGGGTTGCCGAGGTGCTCCCCTCTCGAATGGCGGAAAAGTTGACTACCTCCGCGTAAGAGGCAAGCCCTTTTCTTTCATACGGCTCCAGCCGAAGTCCTTGCGTGGCGGTGGGAGTGGACCCATCCGTCCAATAACGAATGGGGGCGCCCATAACCTGGACCTCTGCCACTCTGGGTTTAGGGCCGGAGGGCATGGTCAGGGTTACAGCAGTAGCCCCAACGGAAAGCCCTGTCTGCTTCCCAATGGGAGCATACTTGGTAAAGTCGATCATCTCTTCACCCCCTTCTTAGCAACCTGCTTGGACGCCTGCTTGCGCTCAGGGGCAGGGGCATCGCCCTCTACCAACTTGCCAACAACTGCGGTAAAGCCACTAACCATCTCCTGAAATCCACCGATGAGACTGCTGAGTTGCTGCTGAGTCGCTTGGTTTTGCCCGATGAGCGATGCAAGTTGGTCCGTTTGGGTTTGTCGGTCTTCTCTGATTTGCCTGTCGCGTTCCAGGTTGGCCCAATCCTGGTGGAAGCCTCTCTGATGCAACTCACGCTCTTCGGGTGAACTAAATGCCAGAATGCACCCGGGGAAATTGCAGGGAATGGTTAGGTCCGGCTTCTTAGCCCCTTCCGGGAGCCTTGACACCCATACAGGCAGCCCGGCCCCCGCGGACCCCTTGGGGTAGCGCCTCTGAAGCTTGCGCCAGAGTGCATCAATCCCGCCCCGGAGGTGGTCCACGTGGTAGTCAATGACCTCCCCGGCGCGGCCATATATCAGGTGGTAGCGCGGGTAACGAGGCAGTTGCTTCGCCCTGGGCTTAGCCTTAGCAACCTCCCCCATACCGTCGTCGGTATCCGACTCCTCCTCGGCGGTTTCCACCATCTCTGTTTGGTGCTTGGAGTGGTACTCCTGGATTTGTGCCAGGAAATCCTCCGGGCTTACTGTGTCTACTGCCATACCTGTTCTCTCCTTATCTTTTTAGCCCATCTAGGGCTAAGTGAGCCTTATTCCGGTCCTTCCTTTTTTGCTCAAGCCAATCCACCAAGTTGCCCACCATGCTGGCCCAGTCTCGCCTGCTCATGTGTTTGGTCTTGAAGGTTGGCCCCTTGCCGTAACCCCCCTCGCGCACCCTGCCGGCCAGGTCCCGCACGTGATCCGCTGAAAGCATACCGGCGCTGGGGATTATCAAGGCAGCCTCTTGCCGGTCCGCTCGCGGGGGGACAGCGTAGACACCCGGCACCTTGTCGTTGGGATGCATCTCTCGGAGCTCGTTATCCGTAACCGTCCGCACCGTGGGACCCTGCCTGGCCATGAGTATCCTGGCCCTCTCCTTGGCCTTGGCCTGCAGCACCCATTGAGGGAGCCAGAAATCCGACTCCGCGTCCACCTGTACCATGAGGGGTCCTTTAGCCATATCCTTTACTCCCGTCGTGGGTGGCCCAGAACTGTTGGGCCACCCACACTTTTTGGATTGAGACGTGACCTACTCCATGCGGAGGTCTAGGGCACTCCAGGCTGTGCTTGCAGCCACCCGCTGGACAACCCCCACAAGGGACTGCTTGACCCAGGTGTTGGGCGTCCCTTCTACCAGGATGATCGGCTCGCAGGCCCCGGCTACTGTGCCAGGTGTCCACGCAGTCCCGCCCAGGGAGATGGTGTTGGCGGTTAGCACAGCAGCTATGCCCTTGAACTGTATCCAACCAAAGCTGCTGTGC